ACTATTGAATACAACATTGATGGTGCAATTCAATTCGTGACACAGACATACAATAATCTGTTGAAAGCGAATGTCGCACCAGAGATGGCGAGGATGGTTCTTCCTCAAAATTTATATACTGAATGGTACTGGTCTGGTACATTGATGGCCTTTGCAAGAGTATGTAATTTACGTTGTGCGAAGGACACTCAATATGAAACACAAATTATTGCAAACAAGATTGACGAATATGGATACAAGTTATTCCCAGCATCCTGGCCTGAACTCAGAAATACTGATTAGGGGTCAGATGCGTTTTGACAACGCATTTTGTTTTGGTAACGGAAAGTCAAGACTAGACTTTGACATGGATGTTATCAAAGACAAAGGCACCACGTTTGGGTGCAACGCAATCTATCGTGACATGGTAGTTGACCATTTGATTACGGTGGATAATGAAATCACTCATGAGATTTATAGGAGTGGTTACTGTCAAGACAATCAAACTCACATTCGTGATTGGAATGTGTTGCCTATGTATTTTCTTGATACCATGAGAGAAGATTATCAAGATGCTGATATCTGTATAGGACACGATGATGTTGGATTCGTAATACATGGTTCTAACACCGCAGATGTCGAAGCACACTTCCAGAAGATTGTGCAAGAGAATCCAGACATTGACATCAAGAAACTGCAATGGGAACGCAAACAAGTCAAGACATTTATTACAGGTGTTAAAGAAGATGACTGTGCAAAGACTATTGAAAATGACAGGATGGTCAGTGCTGGTGTTCTGTCGATACAGATTGCGTGTGAAATGGGTGCAAAAAATGTGTTTATCATTGGACACGATTTGTATTCAAAAGACATGAAGTTAAATAACGTCTATGGTGGAACAACTGGATATCTACCAGAGACTTCAAATTATGTGAAGCCCGACAATTGGATTGTTGGTCATAAAACAAATTTTGACAAGTACCCAGAAGTTAACTTTTACAAGGTGAATAAAGATGTTCTAGGAACAGATGACACCTGTTGTTTTGTTGAAGGATGGCGTGATTGTGAAAATCTACAGTATATTACCCAAGAAGAAGTTAGAAAACTCCTTGACTTTGGGTGGATGATGTAGTATTATAAATACTGTTATATAATGAAAGAATGTGAAATAAATCAACATACGATAACATACGGAGAAATAATATGTCGTTAGATACACTTAGACGAGCGAACACGCTCGATAAACTACTCTCTCAAGTTCAAGCAGAGAGTGCCCCCCAAGAAAAGAAGTCCTATGTGGACGAAAGACTGTGGAAACCAGAACTGGATAAGTCTGGTAACGGTTATGCAGTAATTCGTTTCTTACCAGCACCAGAGGGTGAAGAACTCCCTTGGGTGAAACTTTGGAAACACGCTTTCCAAGGCCCAACTGGTAAGTGGTACATTGAGAATTCTTTGACCACTCTTAACGGTGGTAAAGACCCTGTATCTGAGTACAACTCTCAACTCTGGAACTCTGGTCTTGAATCAGATAAAGAGATTGCAAGGAAGCAGAAACGTAAACTTGAGTACTACTCAAATATCTACGTTGTCTCTGACTCCAAGCATCCAGAGAACGAAGGGAAGGTATTCCTTTTTAGGTTTGGTAAGAAAATCTTTGACAAGATGATGGCTGCAATGCAACCAGAATTTGAAGATGAGACACCAATCAATCCTTTCGATTTCTGGGAAGGTGCGAACTTCAAACTGAAGATTCGTAAGGTAGATGGTTACTGGAACTATGACGCATCCTCTTTTGAGGCGGTGTCTGCACTGTCAGATGACGATGCGGTTCTTGAAGGTATCTACAAGAAGCAGTATTCGTTGCAAGAGTTTCTTGCACCTACCAACTTCAAGTCATATGATGAATTGAAGAAGAGATTGGACGATGTTCTATCTGGTACGGTAACTGCGAGTGCCGCTGCAATGATTGATGAAGATGTTGTTGAAACACCTCAAATGAAGAGTGAACCAGCACCATCTATGCCATCAACACCAAGTCCTTCTGAAGATGAAGACGATACCATGTCTTACTTTCAGAAACTTGCTCAAGGGTAAGTTATCCATCCCTGTGCAGAAAGTCTCTTAGAGTCGTAACACCACAAAAAGATAACGCATAGTAGAAGACGGAGAGGCAGGAGTAATCCTGTCTCTCTTTTTTTATTGAGAACTATTCTCCCTTATAAATAGTGTTATACGTCATCAGTGGGAGAGAGAGATGATTGAAGTAGTCGCCGCAGTATCAGCGGCATCAAGTGCGTTCAATGCCATCAAAAAAGGTTTTGAGGTCGGGCGTGATATTGAATCTATGGCAGGCGATATGGGCCGTTGGATGGGTGCAGTATCAGATATTAAGAAGGCCGAAGAGTACAATAAGAAACCGCCCCTGTTTAAAAAGATTTTCGCCGCTGGTTCTGTGGAAGAAGAGGCCATGCAAATTTTCATGGCGAAGAAAAAGGCCGAAGATATGCGTGGTCAGTTAAAACAAATTATCACGTTTACTAGGGGCCCAAGTGCATGGGAAGAGCTCTTGAGAACCGAAGGACAGATTCGTAAGAAACGTCAAGAGATGATATATGCACAAAAAGAACGACAACGATTCTGGATTGAAATGTCTCTTGCAACATTGTTAATCGCTGCTGGCGTTGCATTAGTTTACTTTATCGCAATATGGTTAATCAGTGTAAAGGGTGGATAGGTTTGTAGTTGCGTTGTTGTTCCTCGCATTTGCGGTTGCACCAACACCTACATTATCTGAAGGAAGAACATATAACGCCAACAAGGAAAAGGATAAGGTACTCGTTACCTGTAGACTTGCAAAAAAGAAAATAGTGTTAACCCAGAAAATTTGTATATATCTGGGGCCTAATAAAACTACTGATACGGTGTTCATAGATAGATTTGAATACTGCCCTAGACAAATAAAGTGTGTGTACGAACCAAACAAGAGTACACCCATGATAGAAGAGATGATGAAAAGTTTGGAAGAAAGTTTGAAAAAGAGATGAGGTAGAAAAAATGATTATAGTGTGGTGGTTTGTGATTGTTATAAGTTCTCTTATTATCTTTGGTGGTCTTTTACTTTGGTTAGAGCACTACTCATTTAAACATGAACCCATTCCAGAAACGGAATCAGAAAAACACGTTAGACAGATGAAATTGCGTATTCAACAAGCAGAGTGGGAGTTCAATAAAGAACTTGCAAAGTCCAGATGATACACGCATTTATGCTAATGGTTGTTATGGGAACAGGTGAGTTTCGACAGGTACAACCTAACTCAATGATATTCAGAAGTATTGATACTTGCCTGTATTACGCAAAACGCATTCCAAGACAATACGGTAATTACTCATACAGTTCGTATATAGACCCCAAGGATAGGGTTACTGCATATTGCAAACCTGTCTATGTAAAGAATGGGCCGAACGTCTACGACCATTAACCATATGCTGGTACAGAACCAGCAGGGGGAGAAGTGTCTCTCATTGGTGCGATAGTAGTAGTTGATGCATTGTTACTTGTGTTTGCATTGACCACGTTGTTATTATTAACCACGGTGACCATTCCTGCTTCAGTTTTCATTCCCTCTAGTTCTGCCATTGCCTCTGCAAGTGCAACCTTATCACGTTCTTTCTGTGCGTCACTTTCATAGAATCTGTCAGTGTCAACATCTCTTTGCAACTTGTCAACGAGTGCCTGTTGGTCTGCAATTCTATCTTCAGCAGTCTCATCACCAAACAGGAAGTCTATAACTTTACCAGCGCCTGGTATCTTTTTCACCAATGCACCAATATCAATGTCTAGTAATCCAGAGAACCAATTGAAAATATCAGTCATTGTCTCAATGAGCAGTTCACCAATAGAGAATATTCTCTCACCTAATTCATCAGAAGAGAACGAGAATATGTCAGTAATAAATGCAACTGCTGAAGAGAACCCAGCAGACACAGACTCACTAATACTACCAAATACTTCTTTTGTTTTTTCAGTTGCTGTATTGATAACATCTTTGAGTTTTGGTTTATTACGAAACGCTTCCAAGGCCTCTTCTGCTGCGATTGATTCATCCAGTGCAACACCATATCTTTCTAACGCTTTCTTGCCTGCGTCAGTTTCAAAGTTTGGGTCACCCCTTGCAATAATATCTGACCTTTTATCTTCAAATTCTAATCTTTTGTCTGCGGCCGCAGATTTCTTCTCTAGTTCCTCTTCTTCACCACCAAATCCTAAGAAACTGAAGAACCCTTTAACCTTGTTCTTAACAAAGTCATATGCATCACCAATAAACCCAAGTATCGTATCTGCAATGTCAAAGTCTGGCAACTCAAATCCGAAGAAACTGAAGACATCTTTTATCAGACCATAAATCATGTCGAATGGTGCGGTTATCAATTCAACTACACCAGTAAAGATAGATGCAATACCATCACCCACCAATGCAAAGTCCAGAGTAAAGATACCTTTGACGATATCGAATACACCTCTGAATGCTTCATAAATTCCTTCAATTGCCTCATCGACATTTTGAGTTATTGATGCTGCAAATTGGTCAAGTCCAAGAGCACCTAATATCCAAGAAATACCACCTGTGACAAGACGGATTAAACCACCAATAAGACCATCAACAACACTGATGATTGCTTCTCTGATACCAGCAATAACTTTCTCTGCTGTGTTTCCATCTTCATTTTTAAACCCATCCATGAAACCAGTTACGGCATCAAATATACTCATAAGGATTGTGACAGGTAGGAATATCTTACCAAGTGTTCTACCAACCGTTGCTGCAAATTTAGCAATGGGTTGGAAACCTGACATGAACCCAGCAGAACTTTTTGCTGCATCCATGAGTGGTTTAAATATTGCTTTGATACGACCAATAAATCTAGATACGTCATCTGCATACCTACCAAATAATTTTATTGTGTCACCTTTTAGAAATTGACCTGTTCCAGCTTTACTGAAAACATCTTCTATGCCTCTAAAAAATCTGATAAGTGGTTGGAAGAATCTACCCAATCCACCACCT